AATCGGCGGCCTTTTGAGACGGTGAATTGGACAGGCGAAGAAGCAGGATGTGGACATTCAGAAAGGGCAGTTCCTGGACTTAGAAGCTAATCAGAAACAATTATATTCGCTCTGATAACGGGGTTGAAGAAATCGAGATAAAACATAAAAACTGGGTAAGAAGAATACTGCTACAAGATATGATATGGCAGATTCAAGAGGCACGAAAAACAATTAGCAAATAATTGACTACCGAGCAGTGGATCCGAATGCGAGATACCAAATAGCCGGAGTTATCATCTATTTCCTTATGGAGTAGATGGTAGCTCCGGCTTTTTTGTTAGGACGAAAGACATGACCTTCTTTATTTAAATCAAAATGGAGAGTACCAATGACGTAAAACCAATTAAATTGAACAATGTAATGTATACTTCCGATATGCAGTTGCGAAATGAACATATGTTCGATATAATGTAATCGATCGCTACCAAAGGAATAGCCTGATATGCGGATGGCGAAGCATTGATTTCCCTTTATGCTTCGGCCATGATACTTGATCAACTGCAGTTATCGGAGGAGGGGATTCGCGATGACCGACGATGACAAAAGGGCTGTAACTGCGATAAAAAAGATCCTCAAACGCGGGAATTCCGCCGAAGTCAAAAAGACAAAGGATGGAAAAATCAAAGTGTACGAGGTTCGAAAAAATATCGCACGGCTGGGCGAATAGGCGCTCAGGAACGACTAATCGGAGTCAAAGATCTTAACGGATCTCTGGCTCCGATTTTTTTATATATTTTCCGATTTCCAGCGGAGTCATACCAAAGAGGATGGCTGCGCCGGATACCGGAAAGGTATCGAAATCAAATAGTAAATCTCAATTGTCCGAGTAGCGCTATTAGGACGATGGGATGCATAGAGAACTTAGGTTACTGCAAGAAAGGCAGTGACTGAAGTGAAGATGCACCCACCGTTAGTTTCCTGCGCTCATTTTCGGATAGCCAGAGCCTGTGGACATCTTCATCTGCAGGCTCTTCTTGTGTCCCACCGTTCTTTCCTCGGACGGAAAGGACTCAAGAATGAAATTGAAGATTCGTTACGAGCATGAATTCCAGATCATCGATCTGGACACAGAAGCAGCTAAGCAGTTATGGGTAAACCTTTCCCTGGAAGATGAGGAAGGACTTTCTGACGAAGAACGCAAGCAGCGTATTCAGAATGCCTTTGATGAACAATTTAACAAACCAGAGTATAACATCTGGCACCGTGAGACACGGCACATTGACCCAACGCCAAAGCGCAAACGTATGGATGGTAAAGTTGGATATGTCCAGGCAAGTGAGGATGATCCAGGGTTTGACATCATGGATTATCTTCTGACTACAGACGATACAAAGGTGCATGGCCAAACCTTTGAATATGAAGAGGTATGCAACTGGGTGCGAAAAGTCCTCGAAAAGAAACCAGAATGGGCAGATGCCTTCATCGCAGTGCGCCTGAATGGGGAATCCATTCGTGAATATGCTGAAAGAGTAGGTGCCGATGAAAACAACATCACACAGAAACTAAAGCGCGCAGCAAAAAAGTTAAAGAAATATTATCAAAGCCGTCAGATTTAATATTCTGCCGGGGCTACCTCTTAAGAGGGTAACCTCGGCAACTTAAATAAAGGAGGAAGTCTAATATGGCATATGCAATAAAAGGAAAAGACCGTGAATACAAACCACTGGTTTATGTGGCAAGTGCGTATTCCGGTGACACAAAAGTAAACACAGAAAAGACAAAGCAGTATTGCCGCTATGCACTTAAGCAGGGACAGATCCCGCTGGCTCCACATTTGATGTTTCCGCAGTTTATGGATGATGAAAATCCTGAGGAATGCGAACTTGCACTCTTTATGGACGTGATTCTGCTTGGTAAATGCGACGAGCTCTGGGTTTTCGGAGATTCCATTTCAGAAGGAATGAAAACCGAAATCGACGTGGCCAAGAAGCGCAGGCAAAAGATCCGTTATTTTAATGCAAATATGCAGGAGGTAAGTCATGACTGAATTAAAAGCAATCCAGACCGAATATAAGGGATACTTGTTCCGATCTCGCTTAGAGGCAAGATGGGCGGTGTTCTTCGATTCTCTTGGTGTATCTTGGGAGTATGAAACAGAAGGCTATGACCTGGGCGACGGACTTTACTATTTACCAGACTTCCTGCTTCACAGTGTAACCGTCAATCACGGTTATTTCAAGAAGAACTGCGACATCTACGTTGAGGTAAAGGGACAGATGAATGATGTGGATGCTGAGAAAATCAATCGCTTCTATGCGGCAGGATACAAGGGCGAGAATGGATTTGGTGTATCCAGATCGGCTGTCTTGGTTGTCGGGAATATTCCAGATGGAGAGGATATGAGGGAGCTTTTATATAGTATGCAGAGAGACGCCTATCATGATCACAAAAACTGGCCCAATCTCTTTAATTTTGAAACCGTAGATGGCGATTATTTTGGTGCCTACCCAGGGGTTGACAGGTATGGCACATTTACTCTGTTTGGCGATGACTCGTCTTATCTTTGGAGCATGGATAAAGCTGTAACAGAAAAAGCGTACCGCACAGCACGCCAGGCAAGATTTGAATACGGAGAGACACCTAGGAATAGGAGGTGGCGGTAAATGAGGGATTTAGCCATTGCTTACGGAAACAGCCGGCAGGCAAAGACGTGGGTCAACAAGACAATCCAGTATGAGGATCTGAAACAACGTCTTAAAGTAACGATCCGCACAACTGAGTCTGCAGAGGAATATGCCAAGATGAACAAGGCGCAGCGAGATGCAGCAAAGGACCATGGCGGCTTTGTGGCTGGCGTCCTTGCTAAAGGCCGCCGGAAAGTAGACACAGTTGAATCCCGCTCCATGATTGCGCTCGATGGAGATCGGATCGATAAGGAATTTCTGGATCATTATGATGCCAATGCCCCATATACGTCTTTTCTTTACACGACACATAGCCATACACCGGAGAATCCGAGAGTGCGGCTGATCTTTCCATTGACTCGGGATATCACTCCAGAGGAATTTGTCGCGGTCTCTAGGTATCTCGCACAGATGCTTGGCATCGACAATTTCGACGAATGTTCCTACCAGCCTAATCAACTCATGTACTGGCCATCCTCACCACAGAATGGCGTATTCGTGTATAAAGATGTTGAAAAGGAGTGGCTGAACCCGGATGACATTTTATCAGCGCATCCGGAATGGAAGGATCCAACAAGGCTTCCGACTTCATCTCGTGAAAGCAGGGCGAACAAGATCACGCAGCAGAAGGTCCAGGATCCGCTTACAAAAGAAGGTGCCGTGGGCCTTTTTAACCGTGTCTATTTTCCGATCACTAAAGCGTTGGATACCTTCCTTTCGGATGTCTATGAGCCGACAGAGAACGAAAACCGCTATCATCTGATTGCTGCGAGTAGTATGGCTGGCGTGGAGATTAAGGATGACAAGTTCGTTTATTCTCACCATGCCAAGGACCCGGCATATCTGAAGCTCTGTAATGCTTTTGATATTGTCCGGATTCACAAATATGGCGATCTGGACGACAAGGCGTCGTTTAAGGCCATGTGCGAATTTGCCATGCAAATGGATGAGGTGAAGGTTGAGGCGGCCAATGAACGCCTGGCGGAAGCGGAAGCAGACTTTGCGGCAATGAATGATGACTGGAAAAAGCGTCTCAAGTATCAGTCAAAGAATGGTCAGCTGGAAAACACCGTATATAACTTAAACCTCATTTTGGCAAACGATCCGGACTTTCAAAATTTCGCATATAACGAAATGGCAAATCGGATCCAGGTTACAGGGCCGCTTCCTTGGGAGCGCCCGAGAGGGAATCAGTTCTGGCGGGATGCAGATACGGCGCAGTTAAAGTCGATTATTGACATCCGCTACCTGCCATTCTCGAGCCGTAACCATGATGTCGCCTTTACGAAAGCCGCAGACGATCGTCATTTTCACCCTGTACGTGATTATTTGAACAGGCTTCCCAAATGGGATGGTACAAAGCGTGTGGAGAATCTTTTCATTAAATATTTGAAGGCGGATGACACAGAGTATGTTCGCACCGTGACCAGAAAGACCTTCGCAGCAGCCGTTGCACGTATCTTGCTTCCCGGCATTAAATTTGATTGCGTACCAGTGCTAGATGGCGATCAGGGGATCGGAAAGAGCACAATTGTGAAAGACCTCGTTACACCAGAATACTATTCGGAAACCTTGTCTTTAACGGATATGGATGACAAATCTGGCGCAGAAAAACTGCAAGGATTCTGGGTTGTTGAGATCGGAGAGCTTGCTGGCATGAAGAAAGCTGACATCGAAAAGGTGAAAGCGTTTCTTTCCACGTCGGATGATAAGTATCGTCCGAGCTATGGCAAGGTGGTGGAGAGTCATCCACGTCAGTGCATCATTATTGCGACCGTTAATGGTGAGAGGGGATACCTTCGTGACATCACCGGAAATCGTCGTTTCTGGATTATTAAGCTGCGCCAAAAGAAGCAGAAGAAATTCTGGAGCTTTGATGATGATTTCCGTGCACAGTTTTGGGCAGAGGCCAAGGAAATCTGGGAGTCTGGTGAGAAACTCTATCTGGAAGGAAACATCTTAGAAGAAGCAGAAGAAGCACAGCGCAGCGCGATGGAGGCAGATGAGCGTGTTGGTATGATCGAGGAGTACTTGGATGCGGAGCTTCCCGATGACTGGGATCAGATGGATCTCTTTTCGAGGCGAAATTATCTTACCGGAAGTGAGTTCGGCATGCCGGAACATAAAGGTGGTCATATCAGAAGCGAAGTTAGTAATGCAGAGATTTGGTGTGAGTGTTTTGGAAAGAGCCTCCAGGAGCTTAAACCATCCGATAGCTATGGTATTGCCGCAATGATGGCACAGATTCCTGGGTGGCAGCGCACCTCATCAATCCGGCGTCAGCCTATCTACGGCAGACAGCGACTTTACCAGAAAACGAAGTAACGAGACACACACAACACAACTTTTTCATATATATTCGAAATGCGTTTTTTCAATAGTAAGGGTAAAAAGACCTGTGCACACGCGCGTAATAAATATAGGGAAGGGTTGTGATAATTGTGTTCTTGTGTCAGATGAGAGGAATATATGGACGAGAAATTTATTGAGAAGAAATTCACGGAAGCTGTGAAAAAGCTTGGTGGTCTTGCGCTGAAATTCGTAAGCCCAGGTTTAAATGGTGTGCCGGACCGCATTGTGCTTCTTCCAGATGGACATATGGCATTTGTTGAGTTTAAGGCACCTGGAAGAAAGATGCGGCCTCTTCAGTTCAGACGAAAAAGGCAGCTGGAGAGTCTTGGATACCGGGTTTTCCTGGTCGATGACATGGCGGAGATTGGAGGTGTCATTGATGAGATACAGCGCGCATGATTATCAAAAGTATGCAACAGAGTTTATTCTGACGCATCCCATCGCAGCCGTATTTCTTGAAATGGGACTTGGAAAGAGCGTCATTACTTTGACCGCGATCTTTGATCTTTGTCTCGATCAGTTCCTTATCAGAAAAGTGCTTGTGATTGCACCGCTGCGGGTCGCGCGGGACACTTGGCCTTTGGAAATAAAGAAATGGGATCACTTGAAGGGTTTGACTTACTCCGTTGTAGTCGGGACCGAGGCAGAACGGAAAGCAGCACTTCTGCAAAAGGCAGACGTCTACATCATTAATCGAGAGAACGTGGACTGGCTTGTAAGTAGAAGCAATATACCGTTTGACTTTGACATGATTGTGATCGATGAGTTATCAAGCTTTAAGTCATATCAGGCGAAACGGTTCAAAAGTCTTCTTAAAATAAGACCAAAGGTGAAGCGTATCGTTGGTCTTACCGGTACGCCAAGCAGTAATGGGCTCATGGATTTATGGGCAGAATTTCGGGTGCTGGATCTTGGAGAGAGGCTTGGGAGGTATATCACGCATTACCGAAATGCCTATTTTGTTCCGGAAAAGCGAAATGGTGCAGTAATCTTCTCCTACAAGGCTCTTCCTGGAGCAGAAGATGTGATATATAAACAGATCTCCGATATTACGATCTCCATGAAGTCTTGCGACTATCTGAAGCTTCCAGAGTGTGTGATCAACGAGGTGCCGGTTGTTATGAACGAAAAAGAGATGACGGTTTACGATAAGTTCCGTGAGGAGATGGTCGCACAGATCCAGGGGAAGGAGATCGATGCAGCAAATGCTGCGGTACTTTCCGGAAAGCTTCTGCAGATGGCAAATGGTGCGGTTTACGACGAGAATAAGAAAACCATTGTGATCCACGATAAAAAGCTTGATGCCCTGGAAGATCTAATCGAAGCAGCGAATGGAAAACCAGTACTCATTGCCTACTGGTATCAGCATGATGCAGCGCGGATCAAGAATAGGTTTTCTGTCCGAGAAATCAAAGCAACCCAGGATATCAAAGATTGGAATGCAGGGAAGATCCCTGCGGCAATCATTCATCCGGCATCAGCTGGACACGGGTTGAATCTTCAAAGCGGTGGCTCAACACTAATTTGGTTTGGTTTAACCTGGAGCTTAGAACTTTATCAGCAGACGAATGCAAGACTCCACAGGCAAGGCCAGAAGAATACTGTGGTGATTCATCATATTATCGCGAAGGGGACAATTGACGAGCAAGTCATGAAAATACTTAAGAAAAAGGAAAAGACGCAGGATGCCTTAATTGATGCCGTAAAGGTAAACCTTAGAAGGAGGAAGAAAGTATGATGAAAATAAAAGAATATTTATGTCAGGCATACCGCCTGGACCAGAGAATAAACAGCGATCTGCAAGAGGTGTCTTCGCTTCGAGAAATGGCAACAAGCATAGCTGCTCCACCGCTGAAAGAACACGTGCAGACAAGCAGAAATGAAAATGATGCACCGTTTGTTCGGTCCATTGAAAAGATCATGGAATTGGAACACCATATCGATGAAGAAATTGATCTCTACGTGGATTTGAAAGAGCAGATCCGCTCAGTCATTTCTACGGTAGAAAATACCGATGAACGCATGGTTTTAAAGTACCGCTACGTGCATAACTATACGTGGGAGCAGATCGGAAATATATTCCATGTTGATGCGAGGACCGTGCGGCGGTGGCACGGCAAAGCGCTGCTTCATGTCCATCTTCCAATAAATCCAATCAAAATATAAAAGTCGCCGGGAATGTCCGCTTTTGTCCTGAGACACCCAAGGGCACTTTGTGGTACTATATAATCAGCAGAAAAGTAAAAAGAATACGAACGCATGAAGCCTTGTGAGGAATACCTCGCAGGGCTTTTGTTATGCAAGGAAGTGAAAGTCATGCCAAAGAAACCAAAGCGGCCCTGCCGCTATCCAGGCTGCAGCAGTTTTGCTGAAGAAGGGGAACAGTACTGCAAGGAACATAAGAAACTGATGCAGCATCACTACGAACACTTCCGGCGAGGCTACTCAGGAAACAGGCGGTACGGATATCACTGGAAGAAGATCCGTGATCGGTACGTAAAGAAGCATCCACTCTGTGAGCAGTGCCAAAAAGAAGGACGTTTTGTTCCGGTTGAGGAGGTGCACCACATTGTTCCGCTCTCTGAAGGTGGAAGCAACGATGAAAGCAACCTCATGAGCCTCTGCCGTTCGTGTCATGAGAAGATTCATCACGAGCGTGGCGATCGGTAGGGGCGGTAAAAATCTCTATACTGTATACAATCTAAAAACGGCGCGGGGTCACGCGTGCGAAAAAAGCAAATTCAAAAGGGTAATAGGGAAGGCGGTGATTTCGTGCCCACAAAATCAAATAATATTGGCGGCCGCGGTGGAAGACGCCCAGGCGCTGGGCGGAAAAAGACCGCTGCTAAAGAAAAATATGAAAGTGGGAATCCAGGCAGAAGAAAGATTACGGTTTTGGATATCCCGGATACCGAAGGCGAAGACATGCCTGAGCCGCACGACTTTCTGTCTGCGAAGCAGCATGACGGTTCAACCTTGGAAGCTGCAGATATTTACCGCGAGGCTTGGCAGTGGCTGGACAGACTCGGTGTCGCGAAAGCAATATCTCCGCAGCTCTTAGAACGATATGCAATGGCATCCGCTCGGTGGATACAGTGCGAGGAGATGACCACGAGGCTCGGATATCTCAGTAAACATCCGACGACTGGGAAGCCGATCCCTTCACCATTTATCAATATTGGAATCAATTACATGAACCAGGCAAATCGCCTGTGGAATGAGATTTTTCAGATCGTTAAGGAAAACTGCTCCGCAGAATACAGCGGGACAAATCCGCAGGACGATGTGATGGAGCGGCTTCTTCGCGCCAGGAAAGGAATGTAAATGAACACAAAGAAATTAGAACAAGTGCCAATTGACAAGCTGGTGCCCTACGCCAGAAATGCCAGAACACACTCCAAAGAGCAGATCGCACAGCTGCGCTCTTCTTTACGGGAGTTCGGCTTCGTGTCTCCTGCTGTCATCGACAGCGACTACAACATTCTGGTCGGACATGGAAGAATTGCTGCTGCCCGCGAGGAAGGATACAAAACGGTTCCGTGTGTGTTTGCAGAGGATCTGACGGATGCACAGAAGCGTGCCTACATCCTTGCGGATAATCAGCTTGCCTTAAATGCCGGCTGGGATGAAGAGATGCTGTCTGTTGAGTTATCCGATCTGCAGGACAATGCTTTTGATCTCTCGCTCCTTGGGTTTGATGATAAGGAGCTGGAAAAACTTCTGAATAGTGATTCTGATAGCGATGTGGAAGATGATGACTTTGACCTGTCTGCAGCGCTGGAGAAAGCTTCGTTCGTTGAAACTGGTGATCTTTGGACAGTTGGAAGACACCGGATGCTCTGTGGCGACGCAACATCTTCTGAAGATGTCAATACACTTATGGACGGAAAGCGTGCGAACCTCATTCTCACCGATCCGCCATACGGGGTATCGTTCAAGGCATCCGATGGTCTGACCATCAAGAACGACAGCCTGAAGGGGGAAGAGTTCTACAATTTCCTGCTGTCTGCATTTCAGAACATGGCTGATCACTTGGAAAAAGGCGGTGCAGCCTACTGCTTTCATGCCGATACCGAAGGGCTCACCTTCCGGAAGGCTTTTGTCGATGCTGGCTTTCATCTGGCCGGTGTGTGTATCTGGGTGAAGAACTCTCTAGTGCTCGGCCGCTCTGACTACCAGTGGCAGCATGAGCCTGTGCTCTACGGCTTCCTGCAGAACGGAAAGCATCCGTGGTATGCCGGAAGGTCGGAAACGACGATCTGGAATTTCGATAAGCCCAAGCGAAACAAAGATCATCCGACCAGCAAACCTTTAGATCTTCTGGGCTATCCGATAAAAAACTCCACACAGGAAAACGCCATCGTTCTCGATACCTTCGGTGGCTCCGGCTCCACCCTGATGGCCTGCGAGCAGCTGAACCGGACCTGCATGACGATGGAGCTGGATCCGAAGTATGCATCGGTCATTCTCCGACGCTACGTCGAAGACACTGGTGATTCTGAGCACGTGTATGTAGAGCGTGGCGGGAAGAAAATACCGTATTCTGATCTTGTCAAAGAGGTCAAAACGGCCTGAGATATTCTCACATAAAGCTTGCTATTTCAAGCCATAAGAGTGATATATGTACGTACCAAAAGAACACATAACAAGGAGGTACGCAACATGAAACTAAACTACAATGCAGCAGGAGAAGAACGAAAATCCCTGGTCACAGAGATCTGCCGGATCACAGGAGACGTATCCGAGTACCAGTACATGCCAACCTGCGCCTACAAGATCGGTGATGTCACGGTAGACAAAACCGGAACAGTTTCCTGTGAAAATGAAGAGAAACTCAGTCACATCGAAGAAGAACTGAAAAAGGTCGCTTTTCTTCCGGCGGATGATGCCAAAAAGGAAGAGGAAGAAAGCTGCGGACTTACTATCGAGGTTCCGCTCGATAAGGTAAGCGTTGGTAACCTTTCAAACATCCTTCAGGCAAAAGGTACGCTGATCCGTCATGCCCTTGGAATCGGTGACCTTGGGTTTGAGATTAAGGAAGACCGGATTGCATTCCCATGGTTCACAGAGATGCCGGATGCAGATGAAGTCAAAGCCTACACGGACTTCATTTCCCTGCTCTGCAGGTTCTCAAAGGAACTGAAACGGGCAAGCAGCAGGCAGATGCCGGTAACCAATGAGAAGTACACCTTCCGCTGCTTCCTGCTTCGTCTCGGATTCATCGGAGCAGAATACAAGAAGGAACGTAAAATCCTGCTAAAGAATCTCTCTGGAAATTCCAGCTGGAAGAACGGTGCACCGGAAACGGAGGTGCAGGCATGAGAATGATCAGTGACAGGCAGCTTAAAGCCTTAAGAAAACAGTACCCGGACGGCACCCGCGTGGAGCTTCTTCAGATGGATGATATTCAGGCTCCTCCCCTTGGGACGAAAGGAACTGTCTATGGTATTGATGACACCGGATCTCTTCTGGTTCGCTGGGATAACGGAAGCGGACTTTCAGTGATCTTTGGTGAAGATGTTGTCCGAAAGGTTGGTGACTGATATGGATCAGAAGGTAAGAAAGCAGATCCTCTCCATCCGCGACACTGGTCTTACGAATATGTTTGATATCCAGATGGTTCAGCGGATTGCTTTTGACAGCGGGTACTATGAACTGGTGACGTTCCTAGAAGATTTCTGGGAAGAATATATACAGTTTATTCTTCATGGAGACGGTGAAAACGCTTGAAAAATACACTTTTTTTGCGACAAATGACTTGCTATTACATCCGTTTAGAGTGATATATACACTAACAAAAGATACACACCAAACGAACGGAGGCAAACCATGAAGAACATTTTTGAAGAAACT